GGAAGAAGCTGGAGCAGTATGAGTCCACCGTTCCCAACCGTGGGCCGTCGACCCCAGCGGCAGTTGCGACCACCAATGGAGGCTCCAAGATGTCACAGATGCAGCAGCGTCTCCGGCAGCGGGCGGCTGCGGGCAGGGCTTGACAGACTTCAGGGTCGGTGATAGCAGTGGGTCGTTGAGTATCGGGGAATTCCCCGATAGGAGACTCGTCCCGCTGGAGACGTTCCAGCACTTCAGCCCTTAAATGGGCGCCATGGCTGATGGCTCTATCAGCGCCACGGAGGCTATAAATCCATTACGGAAGCATTCTGCACGCTGAGCGTGTGTGAAGCCGCTTTCGCGTTCAGTGAACTCTTGAACTTTTTTGATTTATGAGCTGTCCAGAAGGCGTATTGCAAGCCTGCGATTTCCCGCAGTTCCTTGTCGACGAGACTCCTCGCTTTGATGAGTTGATCATGGAGGACATCCGGCTTACCGATAGCTGGATTGGAAATATGGCCATGGGTGAGATGCCCATGGGAACCCCCGCTGAAGTTACCCAAGACCGCTTCCGCGCAGTGTGGGCGAATACCACGAAACAGTGGAATCGCGTCCAGACTCCCGGAGCTGGTTGTAGTGGTAATCCTTGCGACCCGACTGAGGCCAAGATTGGCTGGGGCGCTGACCGCCTGACCTTCTTCGCCGAGCAACAGACGTGGTCCACGCCACTGCTTTGCTACGATCAGGAGATGCATGTGACCCATGCGGAGCAGCACCTCTCGCAGATCATCAACGAAATCCTGCGCCCAAACACGATGAACATCTACTCGATGTTCGCCCGTAAGCGTGCGCTGTTCTGGGCCAAGTATCGCCACATGGCGAACTCACTGCTCAGCAATTTCACCTTCGAGTGGGTGTCCGTGGACACTGACGGTGATGGTATCGCTGACGATGAAATCTACTTCGACACTTCCGCAGCCCCAACGCGACTGTTCCATCTGGTGCCCCAGATGTTGCAGAACAACTGGTCCAAGACCATGCGCGAAGGCTACGCCGGCAAGAATCCCTTCAAGGAAACAGCCCCGTTCGTGGAGCTGGTGACCGACATGGATTCCTGCTGGTTCCTCGATCGCCTGGGTGGACAGCTCGGCGTCGGCGGCGGCAACAACCCCAACGTGAACGCCAACTGGCGCTTTACCCAGTGGGGCGACCAGAGCGCTTACTGGCGCTATGGCTTCTCCGGAAGCATCGGCAACTACATGGTCCGCGTGGATGAACTGGGACTCCGGTTCAACTTCGTGCAGGACCTGGGTGCTGGCGCTCACGGCGGCAACGGCAACCGGTATCGATACCAGATTGTGCTGCCCTACACCAATGGCGTGACCACAGGTGCAGGCGGTGCGGCGGGTATCGGATCGGATGTGAATCCAGACTTCGACCGCGCCCAGTATGCGATCAGCTTCCAGTGGCACAAAAAGGCCATGGAGATGCTCGTGTTCAACGCGACGCCGATCAACCCGGAGATGCCCTTCGTCAGCCGCGACTTCGGCGGCAAGTGGCAGTTCCACATGCATGATCTCGGTGCCGACGTCAATGGCGCTCCCATTGGTAACAAGTGGGGTAACAAGGGTCAATTCGGTGCGTGGTTCAAATACTACGTCCGTCCGCTGCACTACGAATTCGCCCGTGTGTATTTCCACAAGCGCGAACAGTTCTGCATTCCGGAAATCGACGTGTGCTCCACGAATCCCGGATACCCGGCCCAGAACTACTCCAGCGCACTGCCTGAGTGCCCGGCTCCGGATGGCATCTACGGAACTGGTGTTCCTACTGGTTCTGAGGATGGCCCCATCGCCTGATCGGAATTGATTGTTGCGGCGTCACGCTCCATAGTCGGGGCGTGACGCCTGTCACATCAGTAAATGTCAGTTGGGGAAAGGACCATCTATGGCAGAAATGTATAGTTCACCTGCTCCCGAAGGGGGCGACGACCTCGGCATGGAGGTTGACAACCCGACCGAGAGCGAGGCGCAGACCGCGCTGCTTCCAACCGACTTCTTTCAGGGCAAGGACCTCACTCCCGGAACGGAATGCAAGGTTCGCGTTGAGCGCGTTCTCGACGGTCAGGTAGAGGTAACCTATGTCCCGCACAACGAAGAGCCAGAGGTCGGTGAGGAAGTCGAATCTCCGGACTCTGAGATGGCGGGCTACATGAACGAATAATGGCCATTCCCGCCAACACCTTGATGGAGGAGGGTAAGTGCTATATGTGCTTTGGGGAACTCTCCACGGCACAAATCCTCGAACTGGCACTACTGCGCCGCATCGTTCTGGCAGCCGACCCGGCAGCGGACGTCTCGCCGCAGGGCCTGATTTCCACCACGAACTGCTACGCCTGTCTCGGGCTTTCCATGTTCGATCTGATGCTGCTTGCTTTGCTCAGCCTTCTGGCTGGCGAAGACCTTCCTTGCGGAACGGTCACCACGACCATTCAATTTAACGCACCCAGCGGTGGCTACGACGGTCAGTATGTCGAGTCGAGCGCCACGCTGTGGCTTCAGACGACGCCCTCTGCTGACTACGGAATCCGACTCGTTTCCGGGGTGTGGGAGGTGTTTGAGATCATCTTCCCGGGCCCTGTGGTCTACTCAATACCGGAATCACAATTCCCCTGTGGCGTCTGGACCCAGGTGGCCGGTGGTGGTCCGGCAACTGCCGAGTATGTATGATACCGCTGAACACTCTGATGGAGGAGTCAAAGTGCTATACCTGCCTCGGGATTTCATTGGCTGAGGCATTGCGGTTGGCGCTTCTGAATCGGATTGGCTCACTGGAGCAGTTCTCTCCAGCCGACATTGCCGGGCTCTATTTTTGGATTAAGGCCGATGCTGAAGTGTTCTCCGATGCTGGCACGACACCAGCAGTCAACAACGACCCAGTTCAACAATGGAACGACCAGAGTGGAGGAGGGAACAATCCAAATCAGGCAGTTCTGGCCAATCGTCCCAATTACGCCACCAACTCAAAGAACGGACTGCCTACGGTGGACTATTCCATGGTGTTCGCCGACAACCGATGGCTCGACTGCCCACTCGCCGACTTCTGGGATGCTGGAGCTGGCGGAGTATTTACTTTCTTCGCAGTGGTTCAGGCCGGTCCCAATCCAGGTGACGCGCATTTTCTAATTGAGAACACAGCCGGAGGTGCTGTTTTGCTTCAAAACCCACCCTACATCTTTCAAAAGAATGGCGGCGCGTTTGATACCCTAATAAGCGTTGGTGACTTCACCGGAATTTGGGTCGTGTTGATGGTTACCAGATCGGGCAGTGGAGCTGGCGACACCAAAATTTACATCAACGGAATCCAGAACGACAATGGGACAGCAATTCCAGGGTTGGCGGTTCCAGGGAGTTGCATTATCGGGTTCCCCGCACTCGGGACTTGGACTGGCAAGATTGCCGAGATGGGGATTTACAACAGTGTCCTTTCAGACGCAAACCGTGGCTTGCTTCTGGCCGGAATGCAGACAAAATGGGGGGTGTAATCATGAAAACAAAACTCAGAATCGCACTGGCCATCATGCTCGTCATGGTGGGTTGCACCGTAACCAAACTGGTTGAGAATCCTCCGGGCTCTGGGAAATACGACAAGGTGGTCGAGGTCGACCCCAAGCTGACCTCAGGATTGGAAGCCGCCAAGGCCGTCAATGACGCGGCCAAGCCGTTCTTCCCATTCTCGCCAGTGGTTGACATCGGGCTTGGGACCGTGGCCGCTCTGGCGGCGTGGTTCGCCAAGCGCAAGAGTGACCAGCTCAAGGCCACCATCGTCGGCGTCGAAGCCAAGGGTGGCGAAGCGGTCAAGACCGCCATCAAGGAAGCTGCCATGGCATCCGGCGTGGAGTCGGGCTTGAACAAGGTGGTGAAGTCCATCACTGGTGGAACATGAGATGGCTGCTGCTATTGTTGATCGTGTGCGGCTGCGCCTCAAGGCAAGCCACGCTGCGGTCGAAGATGGCAGAAATGGTTCGCACCCCAATCCCGGCTGGAGGGCAGTCAGAAGCGCTACCCGTCCAGCCGTTTTGGTTGATCTGGGATAACCACAACGACTCGGAGACTTCCAAGTATATCATCACGGACATCTGGTCAACGACCAACATCCTTACGGAGTTCACCCACAAGCTGTTCGTTCCTCAGGGCACCAACCGGGTGATGTTGATGCACACAAACTACATGGAGTTCTTTATCGCCCGCTTCGCCATGACCAACGTGGGAGAGGGGCTGCCGTGGGTTTTCAGCGAGTGGAATATCAAGAGCCCGTGAAAGTCAGTTTGCCGGACTTCCGCAGGCGATTGGCCTGCTGCCTCAGCTTCACCTTCCATTGCTCGCTGGTGGTGTGAATGCTCACCGAGCCCAGACGCTTGATATGGAATCCCCGGCGCCGCGCTCCCAGAATCCCGATGGCGATGGCGTCAGCCAGGTCGGGTGATCGCCCGGTCTTGACCTTCATCTCCTCCTTGCTCTCGACCTCGATGCGGTTTCCAGAAACCATCTTCCACTCCCGCTGGGAGAACTCCGAACAGGCATCCTCGCGCATGCCACGGAACTGTCGGGCCTCGACGACGTAGCGCACGCTATACCACAGCTCGGTCACGAACTTGGAGTAGTAGTCGCAGCACTTCTTCTGGATTTCCGATGACACCATGTCCTCGGACGGCTTGCCGCCGCAGTCGATGGACTCAGTCATGACCATGCCATTACGGGCGAAGGCGGTGACCAGACTGGTCCGCATGCCCGCGTCGTAGAAGAAGTGGCTGTGCTCGATGCCCCGGTTCGAGAGCTGCCCTTTGACGAACTGGACGATCTGGTCCTCGGGGGACTCAGAGTCCTTGGCTGCCTCGATGGGAATCTGCATCAGGTCCACCAGTGAGATGATCTGCCGGCCAGTTGGGGGTTTCTGGTCCTGAATAACCA